ATGGCGATTAGCTCTGATTTTTGGGCTTTTTTCTACGAATCTCCTCAACTTTCCGCACGATTGAAAGTGAATGCACCGCTTCTTTTAAGGTAACACCCCTCCTTTTGTAGCGGTGATTTAGCCACGCACGATAGAAGTTTTCTCTAGGGGATAAGTACCAAAAAAAAGTACCCAGCGGTCTAAAAAATTGAGCCTGAAGCCGCTCATCAAAGTAAATGTTATCGCGGCAATGAAGCTCCAGATCCCTTTTGTATTTGTCGTTATCAATTCTATGAGCGATTGGCAATGCGAATTCTAACCGGGCTAAGACTTGGCAAGCGCTTGGCTGGTGGAGATCTTCGTAGCTCTTCTCAAAGAGGCTGTAGGAGTTGACGTTATTTTTTTCCACGGCTCAAAGTATGCAGCCAAATATCTTGAGGCTGCCCGGTGCTTTCAGGGCTGCACAACCTAGAGATTAAACCGATTGAATATCTTAAGCTTTCGCCTGTGGCTTGCGTGTCGTAGCCGTTCGCAAAGTATTCGCCATAAGGATCATTGACGATAAAGCCGCGATCGTCGTATCCCTTGATTGCAACGATGTGACCTACACGCGTGAAGAAGCCATGAACGATGCAGGGCAACCCTTTATCGATCGCATCTCTAATTTGCTGTAAGGTCCCGTTTTGTACAAACCTATCTTCGCACCCGTAACTTTCGACTAAATCTCGCATACGGTAAGGGTCGCCATGATCCCATCCCTTATCCGCCATTCTTTTGTATGCCTGATCTTCTAGCTGCCCGTCTTTATTGCCTCGGATTCCAAAATAATAAAGGCACATTGCAACGCTCGTAACGTTGCATGAGCCGTAAGGATTTCTTTTGTTGTCAAGCTGGGAGAACCACGGGAAATTTTTGAGTTGTTTCATTGCTACAGCCTGTCTAATATTCTTTTGACTTCATCATCCGTCAACTCGTTCCCCCCTCCCCCGTCACGGCGATCGTGGTCACCCTCTAAGATTTTATCGACTGCGATTCTAATCCCATTGAGGGAACAGGTAAGTTGGGTTTGCGCCTCAGTTTGAATTACGTTTATGTTGCCAAAAGCTTGCTGCAAAGAAGAAAGGCTATGCGCCCGATCAGATACCAAGATAGCCTTGGCATCTCTCTTAAATTTTGCTCGTAACTCAGGTGGGTAGGTCTCTGAGATCTTGCCTACCATCTCAATTCCAGATATGCGAAACATTTTTACGCTTTGAGTGGGGTAAAAGAAAAGCGACGCTGCCCCCTAAAAACTGCGTCGCACACATGACTATTCGCAAACTAAAAAATTAAAGTGTTGGCTCAACTGGCGCGGGTTCGACGGGGGGTTCAACAACAGGCGCAATGGGGGGGGAGATCGCTTCTCTTAGACTGTTTACCATCGCTGACACTTCTGTCCGTTGGTCTGAATCCTCAAGGTCTTCTTTTTCTACGTAAGCTTGAAAAGCTAAAATTCCCTTATCTCTTTCGGCTAAAGCGGAATTAACTTGTTCTTGATTCGCCTGTGGTTGGCTTAGGGCGGTTGCCAAATCAGTCCTCAACTGCACGATACAGTTTAGGGCTTCCCCAATTACATCTTTTAATTCTGCAAAGAAATCCATGTTGGCACCAAATAATTTATATCTCAATTATCACCTGCACCACACCTTTAATTTAAGAGGTTTTGGTGGGCTTGACAATATTCCAAAGATACATTAATGGGGTTAGATTGATGGTTGAATAGTGGGCAACACAGTTGGAATTGAATCCAAAAGAGTGTCTTTATAGAGTTTTCGCTCAGCTTTGATTTCCTCCATCAGTTCGATCGGGTCATATCCCGCTTCCCTCTGAGCTTCCGATAAACTCATAAGTCCTCCCCTTACAGCCTTAAGCGTTGCTGCTCCTTCTTTATTTGGATCTACAGCCATGACTTTGGGGCAGGTAAAGCTAACCTCTACGCCCGTGGTATCTAGCCCTGAGAAAATGGAAAACTCTGAGAACCATCGCCAAACTGGTTTCAAGAAAAGAGGGATTAAAATATTCCATTGGATTTTCAATATCATGCGCCCCATTTCGATATGAGCCATTCGAGCGGAAGAGAAATTTACTTGGCTGTAGTCGCCTGTCAAACTTTCGTATGAAATTCCGTATCCACAGGCAATTTCTCCGAGTTTCGAGCGTGTATGGTCCACGTAACCTAAATTTTGTGGCGGAGAATTAAACTTCACATCCTTGCCAGGAGGCAATATTTCTATCGCGCCCGGTGTGAGCCTTTCACTTATTCCTAAGTCCTCATTCAAATCTCCACTTATCGGCAGGGTGGCATAGTCGGGAATCTCTGTTTCCGTTATGACGGCAACAGAACACGCTGCTATTCGCTGTTTCAAAAGTTCAGCATCGGAGTACTGCTGCAAATCTCTAAGCGTTATCATCACGGGGCTAGCCCAGGGTATTCCCCTAATTTGTCCAGGGCGATCCTGGCGATAAACGTGTAGGATCTCATTTGCAGGGACACGGCTGCTCGTTCCAAAGTTATTCTGTTGAGTTAGTCCTAAAACGCTGTCGCCTGGGTGATAGGGGTGTAGCCAATAATAAACGCGATCGCCCTGGCTGTTAAACTCGATTCCTGACAGCATATAATTGCCATCGGAAAGCTCGGATGCCCCGTTTTTATTGCTATCGAGATAATCGGATTCTAAGATTTGCAATTGGAAAGGAACATTCAAATCGAGTTCACCCATCCTTTCTAGCGTGATTGCCCTTTTACGAATAAAAACTTCACCCGATTCAACGACTGACCTCAGGATTAAAGCTTGAATAGCTGGGAAGGCGAGCCGCCCGTCATAATCACAGCTAGTTGATTCACTCCATTGCAGCCAAGCTTTGTTTACGCGATCCTTCCTGGTTTTGGCTTTGGCTTTAATGTTTGTCACAATTCCATATCCGACCGTGTTGGTTTCGATTACCAAAAGAGCTTTACCCGCCCACGGGTTATTTCGGGTTAAATCCCTACTGCGATTTCGTAAAATATCGCTGATGAGTCCGTTTGTTGCATTTGCTGAACCGGTTAGCCCAAAAGTTTGATCCCACCCGGCAGTTCTGTTTCCACTTTTTGCCCCGTCAAAATTGCGAATTGCTTCTAACTTTTGCCGCGATTTTTCCCGCGTCAGTGCGAGAGATGGGCTAAAAAGTGCGATCGCGCTGTCAAGAAAGTTGGGCATACGGCTATCTTAAGTCAGAATCTAATCGTAAATATTTTCTAAAGGTGCGCCCAAAACCAGACACGGGAGTCTCCACGACCTTCTCAATTATCCCTAAAATCTCGTTCATCTCAGCTAGGCTACGATATTCCACCCTGCGGTCAGAATACTGCACTACTTTCACACCAGAAGCGATCGCCTCTCGCAATGTCTGTGCGTCCGCATCTGAATATTTTGGGATAATTGGCTCCGCTGGATTGACCATAGGGTACTCTTTAAGGAAGATTAAATATAATTATGCCTGGAAATTCTACAGATACGCCTAATCGGCAGGAAACCGTCCATTATGCACGGGCGGAGTTTCTGCCGAAAACTTTAGACGAAGAACGCCGTACCATTGAAATTGTTTGGGGTACAGACGCGCCTGCTCTATTTAGAGGGTGGTGGGACGACGACTATATAGAGACCTTGTCCTTTAAGGAGGGGCATGTTGATTTGAGTCGATTAAATAATGGCGCTCCCCTGCTAGAAAGCCACAAGACAGGGAGTTTAAGTGCAATATTAGGCGTTGTAGAATTTGCTAAAACGGACGGAAAAAAAGGGTCTGCTACCGTAAGATTTTCTCGACGACCTGATGTGGAGCCTATTTATCAAGACGTAAAAGAATCAATTATTAGAAATGTCAGCGTTGGATACCAGGTGCGAAAATATGAAATTAGTAAAAGGGCTACAGAAAAAACACCAGAAGAAAGGCTTGCTACAGATTGGTTACCCCTAGAATTGAGTCTCGTTTCGATTGGAAAAGATCCCGCTGCTCAAACACGCTCAGAAGGAAAAAAAATGGACATTGAAAACGAAGAAAACTTAGCACAACCTACCGACCCTACGCCTACACCCGCGCCTGTACCTGCATTAGAAACCCGCGCCCAAGAATTACCCCCAGCACCCGCGCCTTTGCCACCTGTAGATTTTGAGGCGGCGATCCAGCTAGCCCTTAAATCAGAACGCGATCGCGTTACCCAAATCCGAGCGTTTGGGGCTGCGGCTCACGTAAATGAGGCTTATATAAGTGTGTTAATTGATCAAGGTATTTCAGCGGATGCGGCGGCGACTAGAATCCTTAGCGATGCGGCAAAAGGGCAGTTGCAGATCAGAACGACCCGCGTAGAAGTGACGCGAGATGAAGGCGATCATTTAATGCGGGGGATAGAGGATTCTCTAGCTTATCGGATGGGTGCTGAGCCTGAACTTACCGAAGTCGGCAA